AAGATTATGTATCTGGAGTTCGGCACCGCCTACACCGAGGCCAATCACCAGTGCATCTTTGAACTCTGGGGGTACGCGCTTTAGTCCCATGGGCTACTACTACTCAGCCGGTGCCGCCAGCGTAGGTTCCGCGAGCGCGGAGGACACCTTTGACCGAGCGAACGCGACGCCAATGTCTACCACCATGAGTGATGGCGTGGGAACGTGGCAGTCTGGACCCGGCGCAACCGACGACGTAAATATCTCTAGTAACGCGGCGTCGGCCTCGTCCAACAAGGCCGGCGCCCGCGTTGCTTCGCCAACGTTCACCGGCAATCACAAGGCCGAGTGTTATGTCGGCAGCGGCAACGGGGTGTTTGCCTGTGCGCGTATTCAATCGGATACTAACTTCACATGCTATGCCGTAAAGTGCCACGATTCTGCTGGCACTCTCCGCGTCTACAAGCTCACCGACACGGGCTCGGGCATCACGCAGACCCAGCTCGGTGCCGACGTTGCTATCACGGCAATCGGCACTAATAACACCTACGGAATTTCGGTGTCGGGGACCACAATTTCGGTCCTTCGTCAGGGCTCGGTCGTGAAATTGCTGTTGATCTTGGCGCGGCTCGTTGCTGGCGCTTCGTTGCCGGGGATGTTTTGAATGGTTGCCATGGCTCAGGTGGTCATCTGGTCCCACGTCAGGTAGTTGTACTCATCCCACGTCAAAACCAGCGCGTCCCACGTGGCCGGGATGCGGTTGAATTCCGTCCGCGCCGTGAAGGTCGCCGTCCATTGCCGCGCCGTGAAGGTCGCCGTCCATTGCCGTGCCGTGAAAGTCGCGTTCATGGATCAGGTCGTGCGGGTCTGCTCGTTCTGAACCAGCAGCACCCCTCTCGCTACCGTGTAGGTGTTGCCGCTCCCGTCCTTGATTTGGAGGTCAAAGGGGTAGGAGCGCGGAGAGAGTGCGCGCGTCTGCGTCGGCGAGAGAACGAGCCGACCGATGCCGGATGCAGGCGTCGGATAGGTGATCTCGGTTGCCGTGGAGGCTTGCAGCACCGCGTCGGCGTCGGTCGTCTGCGCGACTGCGTCGGTATCGCGCACGGTGAAAAGCGCAGAGCTACCGGTGAGATTCACTGCCGCGCCTGCCTGATCCAAGACGGTGAAGTCCCACGATGCAGTGTCGCCCCGCGTGCAGGCCAGGACAGTGGTGGTGATCGTCGGCACGCTCATCCGATGAAGCCTCCGATGCGGTTCATGGTGATCAGGCTGGTCAGCGTCATCGGAATATCATTCACGATGTTTCCGATGTTGATCGGCGTGCGCACCTCATAGAGATGAGCCGCGAGAAAGAGGATGGCCTGACGCTGCGAGTAGGGAACGGATGCCCAACTCGATGCGCCGGCCGTGAAAGCCACGCGGACGGCATCGTGCCGCTCCGCGATCGTGGGCTCCGAGAACGTGCTGCGAAACGTGAGCACCGCCGCGGCGTCCTCTGCGGTGTGCAGAAGGTAGTTGGCCGATGACAGAGTCTGCTCGGCGTCGTTTGCGTCGAGGTACTTGACCGAGGTGATTGCCGATACCGGGTTACGGTCCAGCGAAATGAGCCCCGAGTCGCCCCAGTCGGGGATGGCGAGCTCATAGGTCTGCGTCAGCAGAGCGCGACCCGTCAGCCGCTCGAACACCTCGCGAGCGGCTGCCAGGTATTGGAGCAAAATGGGAACCTCCGCGCCATCCGTGACCCGCAGATGCGACAACGCCGCTTCGAGCAAGAACTGCTCGGAGGGCGTGTCGGTCAATTTGCGGAGTTGGCGCATGGCGCGGAGGGTTGGGCTAAACGACTTCGGGTCAGGCGGTGCCGGTGATCGCCGAGGCAATGGCCTCGCCGGTCACGGTGCCCGGCTGCGTCACGGGCGCACTGAACGGCTGCGTCAGGATGGCGGTAGCGCCGCCAAACGTTGCGTTCTGCGTGGCCCGGCTGACGTAGAGCCGAACATATCGCTTGGTGGGTTTGAAATCCACATAGCGAGTCGTGTTGTCATCGGTATCGGCGATCGTCTGCGAGCTGCCGACGACATCCGCGACCGTGCCCATGCCCGATGCGTCATCGTGCTGGACCTTGATAGACGTGACGGCTCCGGCCACGACGGTTCCAATAGGAACGATGAAGCAAACGCGGCCATAGCCTTGGGTGTCGATGGTCGCACCGGTGATGGCCGTCGCTGCGGCTGCGCCCTCGGTAGTGGTGAAGGCGGGTACAATCTTGGCGTTAACGCTGAGTTGCATAGTGATTTCCTCCTATGGGTTAGCTGGCTGCGCCATGGGTGAAAGCGACGATCGCGTTTGCGTCCGTCAACTTCGCGTCCATGCGCTTGGTGAAGAGGAACCCGATCTGGCCGGCGAGAGCATGGAGCTCGTTGAGCCGCTTCATCGACATGCCGAGGCGGTCCTGAATGCGGTAGGCCCTGAGGTTGCCGAAGAGGATCGACTTCGCCGATACGGCCGGTGCGGTCGCCCCCTTGGAAACAACAACCGGACGGCCAAGGATCGTGTCCGGGGAGCCAGCCGTCAGGCCGGGCTGCCAGATGTACGTCTTGTCTCCGCTGATCCCGGTCACGATCTTTCGGGCCAGCTTCACGCCGTCATCGTGCATGAGCCACGTGGCGTTCGCTCGATACGGCACGCCGAGCTTGTGGAACAGGTTGACGAAGTCGTCCGGCACATACTTGGCCGTGGCCGAAGCGTCGCCAGTGATTCCCTGAATGTTGACGCCAGAAACTGCCGTCGTGTTCCAGAGCCCCATGGGCTGGCCGACGCCAGTCCCGGAACCGAAAGCCGTGGATTCCAGTTCGCCAAACGCCAGGGCGGCGCCCTCGTTGATTTCGACTTCAACCGACGTGCCGGAATCTTGGAGCAGCTCTTCGGAAACGATGACTTCGCCGCCGCACTTGTGCGCCTGAATCAGCACCGTGCCGTAGGTCTGATTGGTGGCGGTGTAGGTCGCGCCTTCACCGAGCCACGAGAAGGTCGGGATACCGGTGCGGACCGGGATGTTCCGGTCCGAGGCAGTCGTGACGACGTTCGCGTACTGCCGAATCGGATCGATCTCGTACAGCTTCTTGATGATGGTGTTCTCGTACTCTTCGGGTACGAGGTAGCCGCCGTCAGCATCGGAGCCGACCGTGAGCACGTTGAAGTGCTGGGGACCCATTCCGTTCTTGCCGAGACGCAGGAAGCCGCCTTCGAAGGCGTCGCGGTATTCCGGGGTCCGGCGAAAAGCGAGGCGATCGTGACGCTTGCCGCCAGACTCTTTCAGGTCAGCCTTGTAGGCTCCGTCGCGCTGTGAGCGCAGATGGTTCTCGGCAGACGCCAGCTTGTTTTCGCGCTCGATCTGGCTGCCGAGTGAGTCGACATCCTTTTCCATCGCGTTGTAGGTGGTCTGCTCATCGGCAGACAGATCGCGATTGGCTTTGCCAGCCGCGTCGAGGAGGGAGCGCATCTGAACGACGAGCCCCGCACGTTTATCAATCTTCTCTTGCAGTGTCATGGTGACGTGTGGTTTGGGTTACAGTTTCTCGTGGAGCGCCTGCCTCCGGAAAAGGAGGCTGCGGGGCGTCGTTGAGGAATTGGCCGGCGTGGACACCGCAGGCGCAGGCGCCTTGGTGTATCCAAACACGGAAAGGTCGAAGCACGCGGCGGCCTTCATGCCGGTGGTGACTTCATCTGCGAGTTTGGCTGCGACCGCCTCTTTAGCGGTGAACCAAGTTTCATCGGCCATCAGTTTCGCGATCACATCGCGATTTTCGCCGGTGCGAGTTTCGTAGACGTTGATGATCGTTTCGCGGATCTGATCAAGCACGTCGGCTTCCTTGCGTAGCTGCGCAGAATTCCCGACTGCGTATGACCACGGCTCGTGGATCATCATCATCGCGTTTTCAGCAATGACTACGCGCTTGCCTGCGAGCGCGATCACGGAGGCGATTGAGGCAGCAAGCCCGTCGATGTACGTCGTGACCTCCGCGGGGTGGCGGGCAATGGCGTTGTAAATCGCCATGCCGTCAAACACGAGACCGCCTGGTGAGTTGATGCGCAGGCTGATCTTTTTTGTCTTCAGCTCGTTGAGCTGCTTGACGACGGTCGCGGAATCCAGGCCGACCCACGGATCACCAACGACATCATAGATGTAGACATCGGCGCTCTCTTCGGTGGCGTTCTTGATCTCGAACCACTTTGAACCCTCTCGACTCTTGGGAAATGGGATGGGCTTGCTCATACGGATGCGGGCGCTGATGTGTTTTTTGCGGGTGCTTGCACCGGCCTGCCGGAATCATCCAGCAGTTGCATGTTCATCGGGATGATCATCAGATCGCCGCCGGGAACGGGGTTGAGGTTCTCGCGTTCGCGGGCTTCGTTGCGGCTGATAATGCCGTTCTGAATGCCAAGCTGGTATGCCTCGTAACGCGTCTTTATGTCGCCGCGGAGCAGTCCCTCGAAGACGAATGAGAAAAAGTATTCACGGCGTTGTGCCGCCGAGAGGAGCTTCTGATTGAGCGACTGCTCCCACTGGGCTGCCCAGCTCATCAGCGTGTCGGTAACGTAGTTCTGATTCTCCTGCTCTACGTTGTTGAAATGCGCCGCGTCGGTGATTCCCGCCTTGATCTGGGGCACGCCGAAGATTTGGGCTATGCATTTGTCCTGATAGATCTTCGCCTCAAGGAATTGAGACTTCTCGTTGTCGGCTGACGGTGCCCCGACCAGCTTTGCACCCCCTGTCAAAAAGGTCGTGCGGTGCTTATTCGCCCCGGTATTGAGCTTGATGAACTGCTCCTTGAACGCCTCAACCTGCGCGGGCGTCATAATCGGCAGTTCGACAGAATTGGCCGGCGTCGCAGCGTTGGCGAAAAACCGAGACCCGTGGTCCTGAAGTGCTATTGCAAGACCGATAGCCTCGCGAGCCGTGCCGACTGAATCGATACCGGCAACGCCGTTGAAGGTGAGCCCCTTGATGTGAAGGATTTGGCGGGCCTCAACGCGCTTGCCCTTGACCTCGTAGTAGAGCGTCTTTGCGGGGGTGTCCTCGCGCTTGGGGCATATGTCGATGTTCGGGATTGGCTGAAGCTCAACAACCTCGCCCATCATGTTTCGCACGATGAAAGCATAGCCGTTTTGCCGAAGCGCCGCGTTTGCCTGCACCGCGCGCCGAAAGTCCACGCTCGTCATCTCCGTGTTTGGGGCGTCGTGGAGAAGCGAGTATAGCGGCATGTCCGCCGCCACTTCCTTGCCGCCATCTGGCAAGCGCCGATACAACTTCAGCGGGATGCTCGCCATTGAGCGCGAGACCGCGTTGACGCACGCATAGACGGTCGGGACGCCGAGTGCTGCGAGCGGAGAAACCGTAACGCCAGCGGCCGTCGCAGATCCAAGGATGGCTCGAATCAGCCACTCATCGGGATTAGCCAGGGTGGAGTCCTGAGCACGTGGCGCGCCAAAGAGACCGCGAAGGCGGGCAACCAGTGACTTGTCTTGGGTGCGGGCAGGATCGGCCACGCACTGACGATCTGCGCGCAAAACGCTCGCGCAATCAGACCGTATCGAACATTAAAGGACGGAAATTGTTGGGCACGGACGGGCGCGGACAGAATTCGGCTTTTCGGTGAATCCTGGGTGATCGCGCAGCCAAAGCATGAGGCCGTCAACGGTTGCCCTGCCGTCGATAAATGTTCCGTCGCGATCCTGCTCTGACTGCCGCCGAATGCGCCTGATGCGATCCACGGTGAGGCGGATTTTGCGATGAAGCTCCACCTGGTACGCCAACTCTTTCGGCCAATAGTAGTAGTCGGTCATATGTTTATTGAACGGTAGGCGATGATTACAATGAAAAGATTGAAGGGCCAACCACCGACGAAGGCGCGACCATGTCGTGCCCGGTCGCCATGATGGCCGCCACCACTCCGTCGATACGCTCGCGGCTCTTGCGCTTCGAGGGCTTGATGTTGCCGGCCGGGTCCTCCTCCTTGGCGACGTGGCCGATCATCCAGCGCATGACCTTGTTGCCGTCGTGGAGAATGTCCTTCCGCGCGATCCGCTTCTCAAACTCCTTCGCCGCGGGGGACATTGATGCGTAGCCCTGACGGAATGAGATCATGGGCAGGCCCTCACCCTGCAGATTCGTCGCGATCTGGGTCGCGTTCCATGGGTCATACGCCAGCCCGCAAAAGGGGGTCTCAGAGTGCAGCTTCAGGATATCAGCCTGGATGATGTTGTAGTCGACGACGTTCCCCGGCGTCGTGCGAATCAGTCCTTCCCGCACCCAAACATCATACGGGACCCGGTCGCGCTTCACTCGCTCACGCATCGAGTCCTCCGGGATCCAGAAGAGCCACTTCATCACCCGCCGATCGCCGACGCGGAAGATGCGCGACAGGCCGGCCAAGTCGATCGTGGTCGAGAGGTCGAGCCCGCCTGAGCATTGCAGCCCATCAGTCGGCGGGAGATCACCCCTGCACGCATCCCACTGGTCGAGATCGAGCCACCGCTTGTCCTGCTGTACCCAAATGTTGAGTTGCTTTGTGAGGAATGTGTTCAGCTTGCCGGGGGATTGCTGGGCAAGCCGCGACTGCTCGGCCATGAAATCCTCGTTCTTCGCCTCCCCGAGCAGGGGGTTGGCCTTGCGCCAGGTCGCGGGCGAGTGCGGATCGTCGCCCTTGTCGGCCGAAAAAATGATCCCGAAGACGCGCCCGTTGACGATGCGCTTCTCGAGTACCTCGATCACCAGCGTGCGGCGCTCCATGCAGATGCCGTCCTGAATGACGCCGGCCGTCGTGATAATGAAGATGAGCGGCTGCTCGCGGGCGCCCATTCCGTCCTCGATCACGTCAAACAGATCGCGATTGGTCCACGCATGGAGCTCGTCGATCAGGGCCAGCGATGGATTGAGGCCGTCGAGCGTCTCGGAGTCGGATCCGAGCGGCCTCCAGACCGAATCCCG